CCAAGTCAAATGAAATTACTTCTAACAAGAATTGGATTTAATAGTAAATTCTTTATATCCGGTGATGTTGAACAATCAGATAAATATAAAAATAAAACTCACAGTGGATTGTGGGATGCAATTGAAAAATTTAGAGATGACGATACAATTTCAATTTTTGAGTTTAAAGATAAAAAAGATATTGTTAGAAATCCGTTAATTAGTAGAATACTAGACAAGTACGAAGAAAATTAATTCCACATCATTTTATTATAAAAGATAGGTAAACATAAATTAGTTTACTTATCTTTTTTTTTACATAACTTTTGTTGATATGAGAATTGGTATAGAAATTAATGGAGTATTGAGAAATACTTTAGGAAAAATTGAACAAACTTATCAAAAATTTTTAATTGATAAGACAGATGGTATTGAGGATGAAGAGTCGTTTGAATATAAAATGACTTATCCAATAAACAGTTTAATATTAAACGAACATTTTTCATTTCCGGATGACGATGAGTTATATTCATTTTTATATGAAGAATTTGCTATGGAGATTTTTGGACACGCACAATCTTCTGAATATAACACATTTATTGATTTAAATGAAATTTATGTTTCTTTAAGAGATAACCACGATTTTTTAATTGTTTCAGATGAAATAGGTAAATCAAAACCTGCGTCATTATTCTTTTTATCAAAATTCGGATGTCAATTAGAAAAAGTAAAATTTTATAGTAATTCTACGATTAATTCAATGTGGGATGAAATTGATATTTTACTTACATCAAACCCCGCCTTATTATTGGATTATCCATCAGATAAAATATTAATAAAATATGAAACTGATTATAATGAAAATATTAAAACAATCCACTCTATTACCTCGATAAAAGAATTGGAGGATAAATTAAAACAAATTTTAGAATGTTAAAAGTATTAGGAGAAAACTATTATGTTGATTTGGATAAAATAGATGAATACGTCCAAATAAAACCAAAAAAACCTGTCTTATCAGGCAATACTGAAGGTACAACCATTAGTATAATTAAATATGAGACCATTAAATTAATGTTAGAAATAATTATGGATGAACCTGAAGAAATTGATGAACAGTTAGGTGCTAAAGGAACTAATAATTTATCCATACCATTTAAGTTAGCATTTAATACTCTACTATATAAAAAATTAATAAATCAAATATAAACAATATGACACAAGAACAAATTACAAAATTAGAACAGTCAATTCAAAACATGAAAGATAAAAAATCAAGAATTTATCTTTTAGTTCAAGACACTAAAGGTAATGCGAAGGCATCGGTAGCTTACATATACGATTTAGCCATGGCATTATTGAATAATGGGTATAACCCAATTATTTTACATGAAACACCTGATTATACAGGTGTTGGTGAGTGGTTAGGTGAGGAGTATATGACATCCCTACCACATAAAACAATTGAAGGACAAAATTTAGAAATTGCTCCTGAAGATTTAATTGTTATACCTGAATTATATGGATTTGTGATGAGTCAAATCTCAAAATTACCTTGTGGTAAAATTGTACTATCTCAAGCACACGACCATATATTAGAAACTTTACAGCCAGGTCAAACTTGGTCACAATTAGGTTTCTATAAATGTATTACAACATCAGAAACCCAAAAAGAATATATTGAAAATATTATGAGAGGTGTTTCAATAGATGTTTTAAAACCTTTTATTTCAGATAAATTTAAACCTAACACATTACCATCAAAACCTATTATAGCAATTCATGCTAGAGAACAAAGGGAGGCGGTTAATATGATTAAAAGTTTCTACATTAAATTTCCTCAATATAGATGGATTACTTTTAGAGATATGAGAGGATTAACAATGGACGAATTCGCTAATACTATGAAAGATTGTTTCTTATCTGTTTGGATTGACGAAACAAGTTCTTACGGTACATTTCCGTTAGAATCTATGAAGTGTAAAATTCCGGTAGTTGGATTAGTTCCAAATTTGTTACCTGAATGGATGAATGAGGATAATGGTGTTTGGGTTAACAATAAAATACAAATGGTTGATTATGTTGCAGATTTCCTACAAAATTGGTTAGAAGATAGCATCAATGAAAATTTAGAAGAATCAATTATCAAAACAACTGAAAATTTAAGTACTAAAGAAGACTTTGAAAAAATATCAGTAAACTTATTTGAAGGATATCTTACTAAAAGATTAGAATCATTTGAAGAACAATTAAATAAACTACAAACAATTGAAGAATAATATGGAAAATTACTTTGACGTATCAGTTATATTACCGATTAAATCGGCAACAGCACCATTTTTTGAAGACTATTTTAAAAAATGTATTGAATCATTAAACAATCAAAAATTAAAAATTAATGAATTAGTTATCGTTCACACGAATGAAACACCATTAGTTGAACTTCTTAACAATTATGATTTTGGAGGTCTAAATGTTGTTAAATTAGAATGGGAAAAAGAACCTAATTACGCGGCACAAATTAATCACGGAGTTAGAAACTCAAATTCTACATGGATTTCTTTATTTGAATTTGATGATGAGTATTCTAACATATGGTTTAAAAATGTTGACATATATTCAAAAGCATATCCAAATGTGGACGCATTTTTACCTATTGTTGTTGACACAGACCAACAAGGGAAATTCGCAGGATTTACTAATGAAGCAACATTTGCAGCTAACTTTACTCCGGAAATGGGTATATTAACTCACGAGACTTTATTAGATTACCAAAATTTCCAATCATCAGGAATGGTTATTAAAAAATCTAAATTCGTTGATTATGGATTATTAAAACCGTCATTTAAGTTAACCTTTGGTTATGAATTATTTTTACGATTAACACATAATTCTATCAATATTATGTCTATACCAAGAATTGGTTATAAACATACTAATTTAAGAGATGGTTCAATCTTTTGGAATTATAAAAATGGTAGAGATATTTTAAGTCCGGAAGAAGTTAAATTTTGGATTGAATCTGCTAAAAAAGAATATTTTTTCATTAATGACCGAGCAATAAAATTTGAATCTCAAGAAGTTTAATGACTGAAAATATTAATTTAACAGGAGATACAAATGTTGAGTTAAAAAAGAAAGGTAGAAAACCTACACAAGCAAATTATTTTGATGTTAGAGAAGAATTGGCGGTAATCAGATTTTTAGAGTCGGAAACGTATGAAGAAAAAAATAAGATTTACAATGATTTTTTGAAAAAACCTTTAGACAAGATGATATCTTCAATCATACGAAGATATAAATTATATAGAAAAGACATGGATTTTACGGATATCCATGTAGATACTCACTCGTTTTTAATGACAAAAATAGATAAGTTTAAACCTTCTCGAGAAAAGAAGGCTTATTCTTATTTTGGTACGATATGTAAAAACTATTTGATGGGTCAAATCATTAAAGACCAAAAAGAAACAAATAGAAAAATATCATATGAAGACATTTCAACCAATTTAGAGAACAATGAAAACTTTTCATATTATATAGAGAATGATAGTTTAGACTCCGAAAGAGTAATAAAACATTTTTTAATTGAGTTAGATAGATTTATCAAAGAAGAAAACCTATCAGAAAATGAAATTAAGTTAGGTCATGCACTATATGATATCTTTGAAAACTATGATTCAATATTTATTGGTAACGATAATAATAAATTTAATAAAAATATTATTTTATTATCTTTAAGAGAGATGACCAATCTTTCAACTAAAGAAATTAGGGGGTCAATGAGAAAATACAAAAATATGTATTACACATTAATTCAAAATATGGTAAACTAAAAAAAAATAAATTTAATATTTATCATTATGGCAAGACCGACAAAAAAAGAAATTAATCTAAGTAAAGAATCAATGTTATCATTGATGCAAGAAATCTACAATGAACTTGTGGAACAAAGAAGTACTGCTATTAGAATTCAAAATAAAATGTTGACTATGATGAAAGAACCTGAAGATATGACTTTAATTGGGCCTGTTATAGAAAAACAACAAAAGATTATTAATGATTGTGTTGAAAAAAAATTAACACTTTCAAAATTACAAGCGGGGATGTGGGAAAAATCAAATGCCGGAACAAGTGAAAGTTTTTCAATATCAGATTTAGGTGTTGATGATGAGATGTTAAAAACATTAATCGAAAAAGACGCATCAAAAACCGAAGGTTCATATAAAATGAAAAAATAATTCAATATGGCGTCATTAGATTTAGGTGCAGATTATAAAAAAATACAAGATAGAATTACCGCAACTAGAAATTATAATGAGTTAAAATCTCAATATGATGACACTAGAAAACAAGGTGGTGATGCTTTTGAGCAAAAAAAAGCTGCGGTTACCGGTCAACTTGGAAAAATTAAAGAACAAACTAAACGTTATCAAAAAGAAATTAAAAATCAATTTGAACAACTTTTAGACATTAATAATACTACCGGAGGTCAAGGAAGTAATTCTACAAAATATATTAAAAGATTATTAATTACCGCACTTAAAAATGTTGAACCAAGACTTTCTGAAATTGCATTGGAAGAGTCAATAAATGCGGTTGGTTGTGACCAACAGCAAGTGTACAATGGAGGGTCAACCTACTATATTAAAGTTAAATCTGTTGATTTACTTAATATATTAACTTTAGACCCTAAAACTGAAGGAAAACCATTATACGAAAAAAATCCGATTATTATCCAAGATTATCCTTTTTCAATGAATAAGGAATTATATGAATTAATTCAAACAGGACAACCATATTCAGCAGACAATGGACAACAATACATAGGACAATCCGGACAAGAGTTATTTGATATTCAATATGTTGATACAAATAATTTTGGAGAAACAGGCCCATGGTTTAAAGTTGATTTAGCCAATAGAGTTAATGGTGTTAATAAAGTTGGAACATTTTTAGTTGATTATTATAAAACAATTAGAATTACCGAACCAACTAATATGATTGCATCTATAATGGAATCATTAAGTGGTGTTGTGTCAATGAATGCCAGTGCAGGTGTTGGACAAGTTGAAGACCAAAGTAAGTTTGACATTTTAATTCAACGTATTCTCGGATTATGTTTTGATAATAGAAGTGAGATAGATGTCAGCGGTATTGCTAAAGTACCTGAACTTGACGGTGTAGATGAAACTTTTTTTGAGTTTACAGATATTGATTTAAGAAAAGTTGAACAACGTGTTACTAATATTAAAAACAAAGTAATCGAATTAGAAGAATGTGATAATATATTACTTCCTGTTGATTTTCCTGCAGTTATTAGTCAAATAAATGATTTAAATTTAATTGAGAATAATAGTGATTTTATTAATGCTGCCGATAATTTAACACAGGTATTGGCCGATAACCCTCAATGGGGTGCCGGTATTCAAACTAACGCTCAAGCCGCCTTAAATCTAAATTTTATTAAATTAATCGCTCAAGGTATTGCAAGTGCTTTTCTTACACCTAAAGTACTATTACCAATATATGTAATGTTGAAAGCGATTGGTCAAGAAACTACTGATGCCATAAAAGGTTTAGTTGATTTTGTAAAACAATTTAAAAAATTCGCAATAAACTTTATATCTAAAATAGGTGCCATATTTGTACAAGAATTATTTGAATTAATTAAAAGAGATATCTTAATGTTAATTCAAAGAGTAATCAGTGATATTGTTAGAGAAAAAATTAATAAAAGAATTTCAATGATTTTAAAACTTATTCAATTACTTTTAATTGTTGCATCTTTTATTAGTGATTGGAGGAGATGTAAAAGTGTCGTAGATGAATTATTAGCACTATTGGATTTAATAACTAATAGTATTGGTTTTGGAGGTCAAATACCTTTACCATTATTATTTGCATCTCAATTATTAGATGGTTATTCTGAATCAAGAGCATTTGTTGGTGCAATTGAAGAATTACAAAAAATAGGAATTCCGACCGGTGCGTTACCTGATGGTAGTCCTAATTTAGATGTATTAGGTAAATTTGGACAAATGAAGGCTATGGCAAAAGAGGATAGTGATAATAATAAAGTTCAAATAGCCGTTGGTTCATTAACAATTACACCGGCAGGTCTGACAGTACCTGCGAGTGCTTATGGTAAAAAAATATAATTATGAATAATCAAGAAAAATCTGAAAAAGCCAAAAAAATAATTAAAGATTATAAAAATTCATCTAATAAAGATTTATCATTTGTTATGGATTTTATTCAAGAAGATTTTACATTAACTAAAGAATCTTTAATTAAATTAACACATCATTTAGATAAATTAGAATTAACTTATAATACGATATTAAAAGAATATCAATCAAGAACAAAGAAAAATGGTCAGTAATCAAATAATTTTTCCCGGAATAGTACTTAACAATCAAGACCCTATGATGTTAGGGAGACTTCGTGTTATACCTGAAACAAAAAATTATCAAGATATAATTGCATCAATACCTAATTGGAATGAAGAAACAGACCCATGGACTTCAAGAGACCCGTTAATTTGTTTATCTTTATTACCTTTTTACGTAAGCCAAGTACCCCTTAAAGATGAATATGTTCACATAATATATTCAAATAAGGATTTCCCTTTTACAAATCAATTTTATGTTCAAGGGCCTTTTTCATCACCAATGATTAGTCCATTTGAATACTATCAAGGGGCTAAAAAATTCTTAGCATCCGGTGATAGAATTGCACAAGGTATTTCAATAAAAAACCAAGTAGGTGAATATCGAAACCAAGGTAGTAAAGGTGTATTTCCTGAACCAGGTGATAACGCTTTATTAGGTAGAGGAACTGCTGATGTAGTTGTTAAAGAAAATGAAATATTAATTAGAGCGGGTAAAACTAAAAGATTGGTGAAAGACCAACTACCTTTAGGTAATGTTAACAGAGCTTATCTTCAATTATCAAACTTTACCCAACAAAAAACAACTAAAAACCCTGAATCAGTTACTCGATTAGTTGAACAGGTTCAAGTTGTTAAAAAAATGATTATTTGGAATATTGATAATTTAGAAAACATGTCACTATTAGGAGCATTTAATGGTTCGGTTGGTTTATATAATGTAATTCCAAGTGTTAAAGTTAATACTAAAAATTTTAAATCTGACACAATAACAAGTTTATCTGTTGGAACAGATTATAGTTCACCTTTAGAAGAAATTAAATTTAATGCTAAATCATTTGATGACGCAACAAGTATTATTAATAATTTTATACAAGGTGTGTTTAGTGGTTTCATTAATATATCAGGATATACTGTAAACAATCCTCAAAATTTTGCATCAAATGTTACATTCCCATTGGTTGTAACACCTTCAAAATTAACATATACTACAGGAAATAAATTTTCACCAAATGAAGTTGTTACTGAAGTTGCCGAATATATTAATTATACAAAATTCTACAATAAAATAACATTAGACCCCGCCAGTAAAAAATACAAAGGATGGTTTTTAGTTTGGGATAATAAATCAGGTAAACCAATTCTTGGCCCTCAAGCAGATTTAAAAGAAGAAATTGTAATACCAACAGAATTTATTCCTGCAGACATCACTTATAGTGTTATGGGTGCTCAACGTATGTATTTTATGTCTCAAGACTCAGCAGGCCCTAAAGGTAAAATCAGTTTAAGTCAAACTTTATATGGAATTCCCCAAGATAAATTTATTGGTGATGAAAATAGTATTTTAAATAAAACATATCCTGTTGTAAGAGGTGATGAGTTAATGGCATTACTACGAAAAATATTTTCATATGTAACCGGACACGTTCATCCCGTAGCAACAATGGCACCAGTTCCGGTCGCTGCAGGTAACGGACAAACCACAGCAGAAATCAATGCAATCCTTGCTGATGCAGAAAATACCATCTTAAATCAAAATATTAGAATTAATTGATATTTATATGTAAAACATATTCATGTCAATAATTAATTCATATTTCAGCAAGAACAATACCCTTATATCTAATAGCTTTACCAATACAGGTAGAAACCCTGTTATGGAACTATTTTATGGTAATGTTGCAACAACTCAATACCCAAATAACTATAGCCGTTTTATTTTTGATTTAGATTTAACTTTATTAAAACAATTAATTTTTAACGGAACTATAACCACAGGGTGTACAGATAATATGACGCATACTTTAAGAATGACAAATACGTCTACTTTTGATGCTGAACTATTAAACACACTCACATCTCAAATGAGAAAGAGAGCCACATCATTTGATTTAATTTTATTTAGAATACCTTATTTAAATAATAATCCGGCAACACCTCAACTTTGGGATGAAGGCGTTGGTTATGATTTTGCGGATTTAATTTATCAATACAGTGAATCTGATAAAAATTTTTCAGATAGACCTTCAAATTGGTTTCAAACAACTACAATAGGTGTTTGGCAACAACCCGGAATATATAATAATAGAAACTTAGGGCCAGTACCTTTTAGTGGTATAACTATTGTTGACACACAACATTTTGAATTTGGTAATGAAAACATATCCTTTGATATGACTAATGAAATCAATGGTGTTTTGAATGGTTCTATACCAAATGTTTCAGGATGGGGAATCGCATACAAACCTCAAGTTGAAAATCTTACAGGTCTTACAAACAATTACGAAGTTCAGTTCTTTACTAGACATACTCAAACATTCTATGAACCATATCTTGAAACTAGTTATAATGATTTAATTGAAGATGATAGAAATCAATTTACATTAGGTAAAGTTAATAAATTATATCTATACTTATTTGATAACGGTAACCCAATAAATTTAGATTATCCACCAAACGTAGATATATTGGATATGATGGGTGATGTTATTCCGGGACTATCCGGTTTAACAACATGTCAAAGAACCCGTGGGGTTTATGAAGTGGTTATTCCTCCTCTTATGGGATATAAAACTCCTTGTACTTTTTCTGACAAATGGTATAATATAAGTTATAATAATTTCCCATTACCACAAGTATTAAATGATTTCACATTACAACCATTAAAAAATGCAATTCAAATGGGGGTTGTATCAGCAAATCCATTATTATACGGATTTGATTTTTATGGATTAAAACAAGATGAACAAATTGTTAATACGGATACTCGTAAAGTAGGTGTTATTATTAAACAAGCATATACCACACAAAACTTACTATTAAACGTGGATGCGTCATATAGAATTTATGTTAAAGAAGGTACGACTGAAGTTCAAGTACAAGGTTGGACAAAATTAAATAGAACCCCTAATGAGTATTATTTTATATTTGATAGTAGAGACAAAATACCAAATGAATATTTCATAGATATACAAGTAATTAGTAGCGGTGAAATAAACACATATAAACGACAAATTAAATTTCAAGTAGTAAATACAAAATATTTACAATTATAAGATATTTATAAATAAAAAAATTATGGGATATAATGTTAATGTAACCGCAACAACTTGTGATGGAATATCACAATTAATTATTTTACCAGGTGATGTAGAATTCGACGAAAGTAAAATTTATCAATTACCTACCGGACAATGTGTATCGTTAACTTCAGGAGATACTGTTGGGTTTTACGCAAATTCAATGATAATCGCAGGGCCATTCGATGATTGTAATGAATGTGCTCAACCATTCATTGCTAATAACGGTGGAAATAATGGATTAGTTTGTGAAGATAATTGTAGTGGGGGAACATTTACTATTGTACCACCACACCCTGTTTATACTAACGGACAAAATCAAGCCATAGTACAACTAAATGCTATCACAATTGGTGGTAATGGATTAAACGCATAATACTATGAGAAGAGTTATTAAATTATCAGAATCAAAATTAAACGAATTAATTAAACGAATTGTATCTGAACAAGAAAGTGAAAGATATATGTTCTTTAGTAATTTAGAGCAACTTCACAGACAAACAAATTTATTACTAGATTTAGATAAATCTCAAGTAGAAAGTATTTTACAAGGTGGACATGATTGGGCTCAAGACCATGTTGCAATTGCAAAAGAAAATATTGACCAAGTTTTTGATTTTATGATGAATGAAACAAAATCGGAAGATGATATCATTATGTCAGAACAAGATTATTCCACTGATGTTGATAGACCAACAAGTGATAGAGAACGTCAAGCTAAATCATTATTTGGTGATAAATACGGGTCTTATATTCCGAATGATGTGATTAGATATATTAGAAAAAATCCATCACAATTTTTTAAACGAATATATCAAATGTATGGTGACAAAGCTTACGAATATTTAGATAAAGCAAAAAATAAAGGAGGAATTTAAAATTTCTCCTTTTTTTTGTAATATATTTTTTTATATCAATATTTTATTTATCTTTGTAAAATAATTTAATAAGGATATGATAAAATATATAAAACGAAAATTAAAACGTAGAGCCGTTAGAAAAAAACTATTAGAGTTTCAAATACTTTATGATGTTGTTGACCCGGGTAAGTTGGCCGACATGAAAGATTGTATGTTTATATTTCGTAATACATTAAAACATCCAAGTTCTATTTATGAAATAGCCCCACTATCTTCACATAGAATTATTGAAAATAAAAAATTGGGAGTGTTTGTAGTGTTAGATGATAAAAAAATAACAATCATTAATCACGTTTGTTATTATAGTAATATTTCCATGACCGATAGAGATTGGAATAAAATGGTTAAAATGTTTGACAATAGGGTTCAAGAAAATCGTATGAGAAGAATTGAACAAATGAAATCCCAAGTAGAACATTCATTATCAAAGTTAAAGAATAAAATCTTACTTAAATCAAAAACCCCTACTATCGAGTAAGGGGTTTTTTAAATTCTTCTTTTAATACCTTTTTAATTATATTTCTTAATGATTCATTTTTTGAGGGGGTTTTTAGACGATTTGAGACAATATCTTCCAAAATGGTATCTTTGGTTATCTCAACCCATTCATTGACCGTATTCACTTCGTGTGTGTCTATATGATATGTTCCATCAACACCTTTTTCCCACATACCTACAACGGTATCTCTGTTACCTTTTAATTGTTTATCTTTACTTTTTTTATTAAATTCAGATTCAATGGTATTAACAAATGGGTCTAACTCAGATTTTCTCCATTTTCTTAATCCAAGTTCAACAGGGCCGGTATATTCTCCAGAACTAACGGTAGTTGTGTTTTCTTTTATTGGAACAATTTTTTTTCCTTTACCAGGTGTTGGATTTAATATACCACCTTCTTCGTCATTCTGTTCAGGATATTTTTTAACCGTTTTTGAAATCTTTCGAGCCTCTCTTTCCAATTCACCTATTTTAGATTTAGGAGTATCCATTTCACCATCATAACTATCAAAAGCCAATTCGGCATTATCATACTCCGATGTTGGAACAACAAAAGGTTGTAATTGTTCTTTATTAAATAATCTAACACCAGGACTCAACGGAATTCTTACAGAACCCGAACCTCCCGTACTTGTAGCCTCTTTAATTTGTTTTTTGTTATTTTTATTCATATACTTATAAATATACAAAATTTTAATTATGGAACAACAACAAGAACTATTCGGAAAATTATTTAATACAATTCCATTGTATAATGAAGACCATTTAGATGTCCTACTATCAACAATGGATAAAGAACAATCGATTTATATGTTAACTCAAGCCGTTAACTTTGCATTTCATTCAGGTGTGTTTTCATTGGGAGAATCTGAAATTATATCTAAATCAATAAGAACTTTAAATAAAGTTGAAAAAGATATTGCAGAATAAAAAAATATAATTACATTTGTAAAAAATATTTAAATTATGAAAAAATTATTTGTTTTATTTTTATTGTTATTCAGTGTTGTGTCTTTTTCACAACAAAAGAAAAAAACCCCTAAATCCAAAGATTTGGATAAAGAGGTTAATATTTCTTTAGATTCACTTTCTAAAGTATATAAAAAAGAAGTTGTTTTCTATTCTGTTCTTCAAAGAAATGGTAGAAAAAAAATTTCTATAACATATTACGATAAAAATAAAAACCTTGTACACGAAACTATAAGTGATACACCTATAGAGGATTAACAAGTACCTTTTACAGTATATCCGGTATTACCAAGTGGTGAATAAACTACAAATTTTTTATCCCCTAAATTGGTATCAAAAGGTATTGGTAAACTTTTTACAATATCATACAATACAAAAGTTCTAATACCTTTATTGAATTGATTTTTTAAATTTACAATACCTTCGTTAATTTCACGACGATTATCTTTTTCATTATATTCTGAAGGGTTCACTAATAAAATATTTAATAACTCTTTAAAATCATTTTTAATTGTTACTAATTTTAATTTATTACCTGATACCGCAACACTGTTAATTAATTCTGTTAATGTTGAAACATATAGTGGAACATATTTATATTCACTATATTGATGTTTTTGAGTTGCAATATAACCTGTATCTTGAGTTATTTTTCCGGAATTATCAATAACAACCATTCTATCCGGAATACTACCACTATCTAAAGTTAATGTTCCTTTATCGTATAATAAAGTATCCGGTTCATTTGCTGTTATGTAATCATTACTTGGTAACCCCTGTTTACCACTACCATTATAAGTAAAGTTACATTTTTGTGCTGATAAATCTAATGTGACATATTGGAATTTAGTGTATTCAGGATTATCTTTTCCTTTAGAAGTATTCCATTCAGGCCCTTGAGGCCCTAAATCATTAATTTTTATATTTACAGAATCACCTAATTTTGATTTAATATATTTCTCAACTTCAGAAGCTCTCAATTTAGACAAATCGCCAGGTTTTAAACCAACACCTCTATTAGGTACTTTAGATTCTGATGAATTAATAACGATAGTATTTAATAAACCTTTAGATGATTTTAAATACTTATTAATTTGATTTATGGCTTTATCAATTTCGTCAGTTTTATTTAAAGTATATTTTCCACTTGGAAAAGAATCTGTAATGTTAAAATTAATTGGTTTTATTTTTTGTTCACTAATTAAATATTGATTTTTTGTTGCACTCTCGTGAAGATTTAAAATTCTATTTTTTTCCTCACTTGATATGTCAAATAAATTTTTCATAATTTTCTTTAATTATAAATACATAGTTATCTAAAAAACTTTATATTATAACCATAAAAAAAGAGGACAAATAGTCCTCTTTTTATTAAATATTTTAAGATTTTGATTATCTCAATTCTCTTAAATCGAATGTTCTAACACCATCAACTGTGATACGTCCGTAGAAACGGTTGTTAACCATTTTCTTAGCGTAACGTGTCATAATACCTTTAATAGGTGTAAAGTTGAATGGGTTGTACAATGTTGGAGTTAATTGTAATGGTACATACGGAGCGTAGATGTAACCTGTGTCTAACAATGATGTTCCTTTGTGTCCAATTAACACTTGGTTAGCTGGGAAGTAAGGGTCACGGTAAACTTGGTAACGTCCTGCTAATGTTCCAACTCTTTCAATACCCATGTTGTATTGGTCTTGCTCAGGAGACGCGTTAGATACGTGGAAGTACTCTAAATCATCAAAAATCGCAGAAACTTCAGAAGAAACAACAATCCAGTTTGCTCCACCTCTTAATGTAGATTTGTGGATTTGTGCAGACAATTGGTTGATTGCTGTAATTAATGTTTGATTCCAATCTTTTTGAGTATAAGAAGTTGTTTGAGAAATTCTTCTCCAACCATTGTAATCCCAACGTAAGTTCCATGCTGCACCTTTACGTAAATCTCTTAAGATTTCACGGTCAATTTCAGCCGCAACTTGTTCAGATAATAAAGCTGTTAATTCAGCTTCAGCATCGATGTTGTGGAAAGCCGCAACGTCTTGAGCTAACTCAGGAGACCATTGTGCTCTTAATTTTCTTTCTGTAACAGATACAGTAACTGAATCTAAATCGAAAGAAACCTCACCGATTTTATCTTCAAATTCTAATTCTTCGTAACGTCTGAAAGCCGCTGCGAATGAAGTAGTTGATAATGCTTGAGAAATAGTAGTACCTGTGTAACCATCTAAAGATGTTGAATCACAGTCAGCACATACTGGACAAGATAAGTCAACTTCTAACCAAATACAACCATCAGCATCACAAACATTTTTGAATGAACCACCGTTACCTGTATTAGATGCAGTACCTGCAGGATTACCTGAAGGGAAATAAGTTTGAGTTGTATTACCATATTTTACAATACCTCTACCATAGATTTGAGTTACAACTCTAAATAATAAAGCTCCTGTAGAAACTGTACATGGTGAACTAGCTGCAACTGTTAAACCAGCACCTGTGTAAATAATTAAATCAGATAAGAACGATTCAGTATCCATTTCGTTACCATCAGGCCCAATTAATTTTCCAGCACCTGTGTCAGCGAAACCACACATTTTAACGATAACTTTTCTTGTGTTACCTGAAGCAATAACTGTTGCTCCATCAGTATCTCCTGAAATAACAGCATCAACTAAAATACCACCTGTCCATTTTTGGATAGTTGTAGTAGCTGTGATAGCTGACCAACGACCTTTAGAATAGTCAAATAAACCTGGAGGGTCTAATTGAGCCTCATTTCCTTCATAGAATAAATCATAAAGATTTTTTTCGTATACAGGATTATAAGTTCCTGAACCTGTAGTGTAACCTGCGTTTGGATTACCACCTGTACCATTTGGTGAAGGTAATGACCCATCATTGTAGTTACCCGGTGCTCCAACAGGTGCATAGTGCTCACCTGAATATTGACCTGCAATACCATCTTTATATCCTTGGATTTTTGGTACAAAGTAGAATAATTTACCGATTGGTAAGTTCATAGCTTGTACAGAAACGATGTCATTCGCTAATAATTTAGAGAATACTCTTCTTACGATAGGGAATACAACAGTTTCAAATGAACCTGAAGACCCGTCAGAAGTTGCTTCGTTTATTAAGAAAGACGCTTGGTTCTCATATAATTGAGCTACGTTTTCTCTTAAGTGACCTTTAAGACCTTCTAGAAATCCTAATTTGTCCCATTTATTAATTGTGTCCTCTTTAATAACTTTAAGGTGTTTTAACCCGATGTTACCAACTAGACCTGATTCTAATAATGCTCCCATTTTTTTGGTTTTTATTAATTTTTTAGTTTATTTTTATTTTAATTTTGACATTAAATCTTTCATTCTCAAGAACTGTGGATTCTCATATGTTTTAGATTCAATTAGATTGATTGCCGAACCTGTTGAAGGTGCTTTAGCAATTGTTCTCTCTAATGATTCATTCATAGGTTGAGATGTAGTTCCTGTAAGTTCATCTTTAATGACTTTGTATAAGTTTTTAGATTCTTTAATGTTTTCAACACCATCAAATCTTCTTAATATATTTATTTTTTCTTGTTTTGATGTTGAGTGTTCAGTGAACAAACGTGTAGCGTAAGCCAAGTTTGAGTTGAATACTGCAACTTCATTCAATTTATTTCTAAATACATTAAGTGCTTTTCTGTATTCTTCATTTTTTTCTCTAAGAACTCTTAATTCATTTGTATTAGTATTCTCTTTAATTGCGGTATTAAAAGATGAGTGTGCTCTTGGTTTTGGCAAACCACCTCTTCTGAAATTACTTCCACTACCTAATGTACGAGAAGCCTCTTTTGGTTCAACTTTTTTAGTTGTATTAGCAACTTTTTTAACTTGCTCTTTTGTTTCTGTTTTTTTAACAGATTTCATTTTTCCTTCAAGATTTTCACCTTCTTTGTATTCAAATTTAGCTTTACCTGTTCCCATAGTTTTAGGCCCTTCTTTCATTTTTGTTTTAAATCCAGTTCCTTGGTTTGGTTTCGCATCGTACTTGAATTTTGGACTTCCCATTCCGGTGCCTTTTGGTTTTACGGTCATTTTAGATTCCATCATTGTGTCATCTTCCATATCCATATCTTCTTCTTCGTCAAATTCCATGTCTTCTTCGTCGTCAAAAGAAATTTCATATACGATTTCTTCATCTTCCATTTCTTCTTCTTCGTCAAATTCCATTTCATCACTTTCTCCGAATTCAGATTCAAAGTCTTTAAAGTGTCCATCAACATCACCAATTTTGTGACCATCACGTCTTTTAAAATCGTGTTTGTTTCCGCCCCACTCTTCATCCATTTCAGAATCTTCGTCGTCGTTATCAAATACTTTAGAGATAATGTCTTCAATACCTTCAGAATCCATATCTTCGTCCTCTTCTTCTTCGTCTTCAAACTCGAATTCGTCGTCAAATTCTTCGAACATTTCTTCATCTTCTCCTTCACCAACAATCATATATTCTTTATCAGTTTCCTCGTCTTTTACATTGATATTACCAGAGTCATCTTTGGTAACAACAATATTATCTTCAGGCCCCATCAATTGGAATACACGTAAGATTTCCTCATCGTCATCTACGTCAGTAAGGTCTATGGTATCTTCTTCATCATCCATATCAAAATTATCAGTATCCATGTCGTCTTCCATATCTACATCAACATCTACGTCGTCCATTTCTGTATCGTCCATATCAGTATCCATATCCATGTCATCCATGTCAACCTCAGTGTCAATCTCCTCTTCTTCTTGTTCTGTAAGAGATTCTTTTACTAGTTCTTTGATTTCTTGCGACATTGTCGAAGCAAGTATTCCTTTTGCATTTTCAGCTACCGCCTCTTCCAAATTTTTCATTTGGATGATAGCCTCTTCAACTAAAGATTTTTCTTTTGCCATTTTTATTTAAGTTATTTTAATATATAAATATCTCCCATTATGAAAAAAGTTTAATTTTCACTAATTTCATAATGAGTTTTTATTATATTCATAAATATTAACAAAAAAATAAAAGCACAAAAAAAGGAGACATTTCTGTCTCCTTAATTAATTATTGAATATAAATTATTATTCTATCACTTCATCAATTTTACTTTCAACAATTGCTGTTATTCTCCATTCCATCGTGTAGTGTTCAAAAACTTTAGTAACTTTCGCCTCTACATCAGTTGGGTTATAACCACTAACTAATTTTTCTTCTCTTAATTTTTTAATCTTTCCTGACTCGGTATCAACTGAGTCTAATGTAATTTTTGCAATGAAATACTTTTCGTCCATAATTTTTTTCTGTTTAGTTTAATATCCTAAATAATCGTTTAATTTTTTCATTAAGTCAAGTGATTTATTACCTGAATCACCAACATGTCTTTCAACACTCATTTTTTTCTCTTCTTCCAAATTTTCATCATACAGATTTTTATCTTCTTTATTTAAGAATAAATAAGCTCCCGGAGTAGATGGTGACGATACTAAATCAAAACAGATTAATTCAAAATCATCTTGTACTTCGTTTTGTTCTCCAACTTTTTTAAGTGACCCAACACCTCTTGAGGATATACCTAATGTAACTCCTTGTCTTAAGTAGTTAGCTGCTAAATCACCTTTGGTTGAACATATACCTCTTTCATGGTATCCTGGTGATGTCAATAATTTAATCTTCCCCATTAGGACATTACCTTCCCACCATACATCAGTGATTGCGTGAGATACTCTATCTAAATCGATAAGAGACGATTCCGGGTGATTTAACTCAGATAGAGCTGTACCCTTTTTAATCATTTTCTTATAATTTTCAGCTTCTCTTTTTAAAATTCGTTCAGGATATAATCTACCATTTCTATTTGGTGTATCATATTTTTGTAATACGGCATAAAATTCAAATGGTTTTGAGTGGTCAAGCATTTCACTTGATTCTCTTATTAAAGTTTCATTACGATTGTCTTTTGGATTAATATAACCCGCATCGTATTCAACTAATATACCTTTTCCTGACTCGTTCGGTTGTAATATTTTTAAACTCATTATAAATGTTTTAATTATAAATATTAAACATTTTCGGTTTGTAACATATTATCAACGTATTTGATTTTTTTAGTTAGATAAAATTTAAAATAATTATTCTCATGAAAGTTATCAATAAAAATTTGGTTTGTTATTTTTATTAATGAATCTTTAATTTGTTTTGATTTAAAATCGAGGTTTTCTTCTAACATGAAAAAATTAATTTCAATATTCATAAATGATTTTTTACCTAAACTTAATCCACTTGACCTTAAATCTAAATCAACTATGAATTTAATATCAAAAATCTTTTTATTTAAAGACTCATAAACAGAGTGTTTAACTCCTCTACTTAAATTTAAAACTGTTCTGTTCCAATTTTCACATTCATTGTATGGTTCGACCCATGTTTGTATGTTTAAGTAAAGTGATTTTAAATTTACAGAATCAACTGTTCCATAAATAACTTTTGCGGTGTTGAAACCGTGTAGTTGAGAGGTTTTCCCCTTTTTCATTAATTTTCATATTTTCCTTTTATTTTTAAAAAATATAGGTGAAAATAGGTATCAGGTCAAATTTTTCCTTAATTTGAAATATATGTTATATATGTTAATAGTTAAATTAGATAAAAATACGTCAATCGAGAAAGCATTGAAACTCTATAAGAGTAAAGTTATCAAGACACGTCAAAGTTCTGAACTTAACAAACGAAAAGAATTTATTAAACCTTCCGTAAAAAAAAGAAACGTGTTAGCTAAGGCTAAACACGTTCAATTAAAATATTATTCGGATAATAATTAAAGATTCTCGTTTAAACTTTTAAGTTTAAAATAAGTCAGTTTATCGTACTTCTCTGATAACACTTTTGTAAGTGTTTCATCAATTCTACTCTTCACTGAATTATCTTCGGATGAATTTTTCATTGCTGTTAATTTATCAACCACATTTTCTTTAAGTGTATTAAATTTTGAAGTTAACTCTTTGTCATCTTCAGATAACAATTTAACAATCTCAGCTTTATCAGACTCACTTAAAGTATCAATATAATTCTTAATAGTTTTATTTGCAACACTTACCATTGTTGATAATGGAAGTTCTATTCCTTTATTTTCAACAATTGGAATTTTTCTTAAATTCTCAATAATTAAATTTTTACTTTTAATTCTTGATTCAATAGTTAATACATCTGTTGAAAACAAATTATCAATATTTTCATATGAATTATTTGATTTTACATTTCTAACCCACATGTTTAATTTTTGTAAATCTGCGGGTAAAATTTTATTCACCGCATTTTCATATAAAGTAATACATTCATTAATGTATTCTCTTGAATACGATTCACTTAAACCCTTTTTAGAGTTTAACTCATCATACATGTAGAAAATCTTACTAACATTTTTATTCTCTAATACAAGTTTTTTAAATGTTTTCAATTCGTCTTTAAATGTATCGTTTTTATACGATTCAAGTAATACGTTTTCTATCTTTGATTTTAATATTCCAAACTTTGTCATCTTCTTTTTAATTATAAATATCAATCATTTAATAATTTATTCAATTCTTTTTCCATATCCCCTAAAGAATTTCTCGCTCTAGATAAATCAATGTACGAATCGTCTTCAGTTAGATTATTACTTTCTAATAATATATTCAGATTATCTCGTTTTGTAGATTCGGGAGTTATTTCCGCTTCACCTCCCGGTGGTGGTGCTCCACCAAGTTCAGGTGCTCCTGCAGGTTCAGGTGCTCCACCCATTTCAGGTTCTCCACCTAATTCAGATTCAAGACCTCCACCTAAACTACCTCCACCTCCTCCACCTGCTGGTGGTGCCGGAGCCGCAGCTCCAACGGCTGTTGTACCTGATTTAGTTGCATATAATTTATCAATAGTATCAAAGACTCCTGTGTGAGTAATTATTGTTGCCGTATTAGTTAACTCAGCACCAACCGCTTTTTCAATACGTTGTTGTTGTAAATCTAATTTAATTTCTTCATCAGAGAATCCTAATACGTGTTTCTTAGCCCAAGTAACTGATACCGGAGCAATACCTTCAATCGCAGCGACCGCATCTTTATATAATAAAATTTTCTCTTTCCAAATATCAATTTTTAATAAGTCAGCTTGAGATGATGGATTAGTAAGTGCTAAAGTAAAGTTTGACAATTCATCCTCAAAACCTAATAAGAATAAATGAATAATAGCTATTTTATTTAATTCAGAAATCATAGATTTTTGAATTCTGTTGATTGTTCTTGCGAAACGAATATCCATTAAAGATAAATTCTTACCATCACCAGTAACCTCTTCAAATCCTAAAAACGCTTTAGGTACACGAAGTGCCGTTAATAATTTCTTTTGGATATACTCAATATCGGCAATCTCTGCTAAATTTTGTGCACCCGGTAAAGTATCAATAGGACTTGGTGCCGCAGGGTCACGAACCGGGATAAAGTAATCTTGGTCTACAGCCATTTGGTTAAACCTCATATCCACGTTTCCTGTGTTATGGTCAACAACTTGACTTCTTTTAAATTTATTAGCCACACGTTGTACATATGGTTCAACATCTTTGTCATCCATATTACCAACATAAACTTTAAACACACGTCTTTCAGGTGCTCTTGAAGTTCTATAGATTAACATCGCATCTTCTGAAAGTAATAATTGTTTCCAAATACGTCTTGCTTTTTCCAACATAGAAGTTCCATATGGAAGTTTTCTATCATCACCTAATAATCTAAAGTGAGCAATCTCCCAAGTATTAAACTCCATATCTTTAGCTTTCCATTTGAAACGTAAACCTTTATTTTCTATTGGTTCTTCAACATTTGCTGATTTAGCCGCCATACCTCTTTCCAAACGTTCTATTTCAATATTTGGTAATTGCATACAACCAACAATTCCTTTTTCAGAATCCAATTTTAAATACACAAAGTTATCCCCATATTTACAAGTATTTCTTGTCCACATAGGTAAATTTGTATTTAAATCTAAAACATTATTAAATAAGTCAGTCAGTATACCTTTAATTCTTTTTGATTCAGAATAAATTTGTAACATATAACCATTTTGGTCAACAGTGGTTGATTCTTCACCATAAATGTCTAACGCTGCAGAAATTTCAGGAGTATACTCCATCGATTCATAATCATAAAATGAAGCTAAACGAGTTGGTTCATAATATACTGCTTGAGTATATAAATTACTTTCAATTTTAGTCCATTGATTGGCTAAGTAATAAGTTTGTTGTGCCTGTAATTTTTCTCTCTCGTATTCGGCTTTAGATGTGGTTTTTAATAAATCCTTCTTATCTAACTTGTATACGGGATAATCTTGATTCAATAACGAATTTGGCCCAAATGCTTGAGACAACCTTTGCCAAACTGTTAAATCATTATTTTGATTGTTTTCCATATGAAAAATTTAAATATTTTTTTATTTTAATAAATAGTTGAGATTAATCAAATATTATCATGGGATGGTTGGTGTGGGGGTTGGTGTAGGGTAATTAACCGGTGGTACAGGTATTGGGAATGGGTCACAATCTACAATTAAATTATCACCATTTTCAGCAACAATACGGATGAAGTCTTCAGTAGCCAAGTAACAAATCTCGACAATTGGTGACGGAGTCATTGTAGGTGTCGGAGTCGGTGTTGGCGTACTCGTTGGTTGTGGAGTTGGTGTTGGTGTCGGTGTAGGTTCAGGTGTTGCTGTAGGTGAAAGTGCTCCACTAAAGACATCAATTGTTTTAACCTTCTTAAATTCAGGTTCAAATACTTTAACACTTAAAATATCTTGACCCGGAACGACCATTCTTGAACCTGCGAAAATTTTTCCTGATTTTTTTCTATTCTCAAAACCACCACCTTTGGTAGTACTTACATTTAAAGCGGTAAATATAATAGATTCTGACGCGAAATTAAGTCCACCACCGCTAGGTTTAAAAACTGAATCAACTCTATAATTTAAAATGTTTTGTCCCGGTACAACCATCGTTGAACCGGCTATGGCATTACCCGATTTTTTTCTATTCTCAAAACCACCGGATTTTCCAACGCCAGTGTTCAGTAAAGCATTTGAATACAAATCAGCCGTTGCATCAAATGTTATACTATTATTTAAAGAAGAGGTTTTTCTATCGGTAGTACCCATTTATGTTTATTTGATAAATATTATCTAGTACCAAATAACCAGCCGTATTTCATATAATCGTCTCTACTTATGTTACCATTACTAAATTGACCAATCCTTTCTCGAGTATTTGGTATTACAGGATTAAAAGTTAAAGATTCACTTACATTATCGTTATTACTAACAGCCCAAGAATCAATCATTGCTTTAGTATGTTCAGTTACTTTAGTTAGTTTACTAAATGATGATTCCGCAACATATGTTGCCATAGCAATTGACATGATTAAATCGTCATGATGTCCTTTTTGGTGGTCAGGACGACCATTAACATATATAAATGTGTTCATTTCATTGTATAAACGAGAACTATAAATTCTAAATCCATGTCTCATAACTTCTTCAAATGAAGCAATAATTTGAACCCTTTTGTTATTAAAATTAATACCCGGTATTTTTTCTAAAGCTTTCGGGTCATACTTCCATTTGTTTGCCGAATCAACACCATCAACATATAAATCTTTATAATTCATTTCTTGAAGTTTTCTTGCCGTTGAAACTCCCATCCCCCCGGTGATATCTATAACCACAAAACAAGAATAAATTGTCGCCCATTTGTGACAAATCTCCGCCATAGTATCCGGAGGTAATTTACCAACATATTCCGCAACCTGTTCCATCTCATCAAAATCAACAATTTGGAATGAACTAAAATCTTCAGAATCCCCACGAGAAACGTCGACCCCCATAATGTATTTATGACCAACAATTGGTTCTTTCCAAATCCAAAGAGCATTACCCATCATTTTAGATTTAGGTTCAATAACCATGTTTTCACGAATTTTTTGCATCATTAAAGAATCAAATACGTTATCTCCCGAACCTAAAAAGTTACACTCTAACTCTTGAGATACTTTACGTTTATCGTATTTAAGTTTTTTAACCATCGCCTCAAACCAAGATGAACAAGGTTTATATCCGGCATCCATAAGAACTCTTAATTCTTTATAGTTTCTATTCTCATATGGTATTTTAGACCAATCAAGGAAATCATCAGGATTGTAATCTTCTTTATTCAATAAGAAATGAATAATATCATCCGTTTTAACTAAAAATAAATCTTTAGTATAACGTGGGTCACGATACCAAAACATTTCCGTAATCTTGAAGTCATTCATATTACGTAATGCTTGGTCGTATATTTCATAGTAAATAGGGTCGTAACCATTAGGGGTTGAAACAACGATTACCTTACCTCCCGTAGATAGGGACGCCATACAAGCAGCCCAAAAGTCACTATCGGCTTCGATAAACGCCGCCTCGTCAAATACAAGTATAGTGGGGGTAAATCCACGCAAGGCATCTTTAGATGTTGCAACGGCTTTAACCTCACACCCATTTGTTAACTTATAATGTTTTTGGGAATTTTTTGCTTTATCAAAATCAACCCCTGTCCAAGTCGGCCATTGAGCAACAAACGCTTTAATTTTGTTTGCCATCTCCAATGATGTATCCAACTTATTGGCAATAATCAATATTTTTTCAGGAGTTTCTTTTCTTGCGAATACAAGTTTTCGTGACATCCAAGCCGCAGTAACTGTTGATACTCCGGCCTGTCTGTACTTTAATGCTATATTTTCATTGTATTCTTCGTAATCTTGTAATAAAGATAATTGGTCAGGGAAAAGTTCCAACGGAACATATTTTTTAACCGTATTATCGTATGTTTCTAAATACGTTCTAAGTGCGTATTCAACATCTCGACTACATTTTACGTATTCTATTAATATCTGTTCTTTTGTTAAATTTGACATATGTCGGTTTGGTTTTTAGAACCCAAGTGCCGACAAATCAAAATCATCCAAGTCGTCGTCACCGTAGTCATCATCATCTTCATCGTCACCCATTTTATCATTATACTCATCTTTCTTCAAATCATTAACGATTTCATCAACCATTCTTTGAATAAATTGAGCACCTTGTGGGTTTCCTTCTAATATTAGTTTAGCTACTCTTAAAAACTCTTGTGCTGATAGTTTTGAGAATCTCACAAATAAATAATGTTGGATGTGTTTCATATCATCATCAAACAATTTATCAGGATACGCCTCTAAAAATTTTTCCCAAAATATTGGCCCTAATCTAGAATCCCATATTTCAGCAGGTAATGTATCTTCAGCCCCTAAAACCATTTCAGCTTGTTTTGGGTCATCAGGTAAACCATGTGTACCAAATACTTCATATACACCTTTAACTAATTCATGAACTAATAACGGGAACGTCATAGCACGTGCTTTAACTGTTGGTGGGTCAGTTTCTTCGTCCACTTCACTTTGACCCATTTGTCCTCCACCTGAACCAGCCATATTTTCCATATCAGGATATAACCAGTATAAATGTTCCATAAGTGCTTGTGTTACACCGTATTGGTTAAGTAAATTTGGGTCTAATCTTTCTAATTCATCACTCACTAATACATACATATGACCACCTTTAAATGCCGCACCTTGTATTAATGAATTAATTAATCTTCTTTTTGCCTTTTCTAAATTAAACTTTTCAAACTCATCTGCAAAATCTTCCAACTCTTCAGAATGGTCTTCCGCCTTTTTAAATGCGTCTTTGATTTCATCATCACTAGGTTGTTTAGGTTCTGTTTGCATACCTTGAGCCGCAGCTAAAGGGCCGTGAACTAATTTAGCGTCAAACTGTAAAGACCCTTCAGGTATCCCAAGTTCTTTAACTACTAAATTAACCGCTAATCTTTCAAGATATTCTTTATTTTGAGATTCAACACGAATGATTTGTTGTAAACCATTCATTACAGTCGACATTAGACCCATCATTGGGTTATTTCCTTGAATAGATGTTGTATCACCCAAGTATCTTCTAACTTTATCAACAGAGTCTTTAAAACGTTTAGAAGAAATTACTTCAATATAATCTTTATCACCATCTTTAGGTAAAGCAGGATGTTCATTATATGGAGTTTGTTTTGACGTAATTTTTCTCTCAATACCCGGCTCCATTCTTTCAGGCCCCTCATAATCAATTGGTGCTTCAACTAAATTATTTTTAATCTCTTTCAATAACAAACGTTCGTTTCTAGTTATAGTACCTTCGATTAATTTTTTTTCTAACTTATTTTTGGTTTTTAAGATATTTTCCATTTTTACATTTAAACTCATGATTAATCAATTTTAAGTCCTAAACTATCAAAAGATAACCAATTTGGTAATTCTTTAGTAGTTGCTTTAGGTGCAGGTTTTGCTCCCGGTTTAGGTTTATATGGAGAATCTGTTCCCGGTCTAGTTCCTGGTTTAACTTTCGGTTTTACAGGAGCGGTTTTTGTATCTTCGTCAATTTCTTTTTTTGCCTTTGGTGCTGGTTTAACACCCGGTTTAGGTTTGTACGGAGAATCTGTTCCCGGTTTTGTTCCCGGTTTTACTTTTGGTTTTGCCGGAGCAGTTTTTGTATCTTCACCAATTAAATTTAAAAAATCTTTTTTAGACATTTTAGGTGTAATATGTTTTTCGACTAATCTCATAATATGTTTCTCTATTTCGCTTTCACCAAATGTAACGCTTGGAGATATTTTAGTCAAATTCTTTTTCATTCCACCCGCTAATGCCGAACCTACTTTTTTAGTGTAATCATCAAAACTAAAATTTTCTTTTGGTTCTTTTTTCTTTTCAGGTAATTTATCGAATTTAGTATCTTGAGCAAACTCATCAGCCATTCTACACCATTTATCTCTAATTTTTTTAGGTTGAGATTTATCATTACATCTTGCAAAGAAATATTTTTGTTGACTTTTAGATTGGAATTTTTCCTGAAGTTGGTTATCAGAATCATCATCCATACCATCAGGCCCTTGAACTTGAACAGGGTCTTGACTTACTTCACCTTTATCTTCATCATCTTTATCTACAGGAGTGTCTTCTGTAAATTCTATCTTACCATCAGGTAACATTTTAGCCATACTTTTTCCTTGAGTTGAAACACCTTTTTTAACCTCATCAGGTGTTGCTATAATTTTTGTGGAAGTAACTGTTTGAACTTCGTTAGGTTCTTTTTTACTTTCTAATAAACGTGTATATAACGCATTAACTTGTTTATCAGATAAGTACTGAAGTGTTGAGGTTCTAAAACCTTCTTTAACAAGTTTTAATTTTTTTTGATTAGTGTTCATATGTTACTTTTTTTTCAAATTCTAAAACGATGTCTCGTTCATATAATTTATTTTTTACTGATTCTTCCGTTTCACCAAACGAGAAAACTAATCTAGTTTGTCTATCAAAATCAATATCATCACTTTCATTTTCATATGCCAAAGCAATTATACCATCCATAGAATCAATCATCGAAAAATAATCAGAGTTTTGAATTACTGACATGGTTATCATATCATTCTTCAAAACTCCTACTTTTTTTATGTGTTCTAAATCAGGTGGGAGAGGATATCTGTTGGATGGTTTAGCATCCCAATTTTCTCCCCAAATATTTTCCGAATTATCCGAGAAAATAAATTCATATATGTTATCCCCTTTATAATTTGGCCCTAATTCATTAACATATATTAAATAACTCATAGTATCTCACCTTTAGTGTTTACTCTAAGTTGTTTATTATCCATTTCAAATACCAAGTTACGTTTATTAGTTTTACCGACTAATTTTGCTTCAGGATATTTTGTTATTAATTTTGTAGAAGCTACTTCTTGAGAAATACTTTCAGAAATTTGTTTGATTTTAGAAATTTTATTTTTTCTTTCTTCTTTAATCAAATTAGTTTTTTGTTTCTTTTCTTCTAATAATTGTTTTTCTTTTTGGTCAATTTTAAAATAACCTTTTAAAACTTCATCAACTTTTGATTCTGTAAACATACCTTCAAACATATCTTCTAAACGTTCTGCATGGTCATGTTTCATTGAATGTGGTCTTAATCTTCTATGTCTTGGGTGAGAAGGTAATTCATCTTCTACTTCAAAATCAAAATCAATATCATCCGGGTTAACATCGTCAACATCATCATACATAAATCCTTCACCCATTTCAGGTTCAACATCCATATCAGCTTGAATGTCTTCAACTTCACTATCATCAGTTAAGTCTTCACCATCCATATCGTCACCACCTAAATCTTCGTCAGCCTCGATACCTTCAAATTTATCCATGATTTCCTCTTTATCTTCTTCGTCTAAAGATTCTAAATCTAATGCCGATAAGATTGAGTTAATTACATATTTAATATCTTTAGATGTCATTGGTTCGTCTTGTTGAGCATCTTCAAACGCTCTTAATTTTTGAGCCAATTTACCTGTTAATTTTTGAATTACTTTTAAAGTTACAATTTCATCGTCATCTTCAGTATCCATTTCGTCATCACCTAAATCAATATCCTCTTCTGCATCAATATCAAAGTCATCTTCAGGTGCTGGTTCAGGAGAAGGAGCAGGTGCCGGAGCGGGTGCTGGGGCAGGTGCCGGAGCGGGTGCTGGGGCAGGTGCCGGAGCTTGTTCTTCAGTTTCTCCACCTTTCATTTTTAAAATATACTTAGTAGCGTCGTTCTCATAAAATAGATTAACATTTTCTTCCTGACCTTCGTTAACATTAACTTCTTTAGCAATTAAATTAAGTCTTTTGAACGCTTGTGAATAAGAAGAATAATACTTTCTATTTTTCATTGGCTCTAAATAATCTACTTCATCAGCAGATTCAGTTAAACTTCTTTTAATAACATAACCATTTTTTTCTTTAATGATTTGATAGTTTCTACCATCAGCTAATGTTCTATTATAGTCAACTGAAGCACTCTCATTTATAGGTGTAGGTATATTTTCATTGTATTTCGCGATTTCCATGATACGTTGAATTTTCTCCATACCTTGTAATTTTTCGCTACCAATCGGTCTTAAATTATTTCCCATTTTTTAATTTTTTATAAAATTATTTTATATATAAATATATTCGGAATCAAAAATGTTGTAATCCCGACAGGTTTATTATTGATAATACCTATTTTTTATTTAAAAATGATTTTTATCAACGAATTTTATTTATAAATAGTTGTGAATTAAAAAAAAAATATTATCTTTGTAGAAATATTAAAACGTATATAAATATGAAAAAATTAATCACCATCATTCTTTTTATTTTTATTTCAAGTTTATCGTTTGGACAAATAAAAAAAGCAGGTAATTTTTATGAAGGAAATGACTTATGGGAACGAGATTCTGTGTCGGTTAAACAATTAATAACTAAATTTAATTTAAATCTTTCTACATTAGAAACCGTTCAATTTTTTAAACAATTTGATTTTAATAAAAAATTACACGACGAATATTCACACACAACTTATGTTTATACCTTATATAAAAAAACAGGTGTTGTTACAATGGAATCTTTATATGACGAACGTTCTAAACCCGTTATGAATAAGTATGTAATGATTATTTGTATGGATGAAAATACTGATAGAAAAATTATAAATATAAAAGTATTTTAATAAAAAAAAGGGTCTTTAATAGACCCTTTTTTTATTATTGTTGTTTCATTATTTTTGGAAGTTTAATAATTAATCTTCTATTAGGTGCTGTTTCGTTTTGATTTGTTATTTCCGGCCATTTTTTACCCAAAGCAAATTGGTCGGTTTGTCCAATACCTTTAGGTATAAAGTTTAATTTAGTTCCCGGTAAATTATTTTTAAGAATCGAAACAATTGATTGAGCTCTGTTTTTAGATAAATCCAAGTCATAATCTTTTCTTTTTTGACCTGAAGCTACTTTACCTTCAGGGTCACCATCGATAGATGCCGAAGATATTACCTCAACATCACCTGTAATGTTAGAATAATTTGTTTTAATTGATTGAATAAAATCCGCAAATTCTTTTTTAGCGTCATCAGTTAATTGAATACTATCAAATTTAAATGGACTTTCAATATTTAATTCTATTGGTTCGTCATCCGGTGTCACATTAATTTTATTTGAAATATATGAGGTATTGTATTTACCAGGGTAAAAATTAATAAGGTACGCCTTTCCTCTTGTTCTATAATACATTTTAGCTGATATTATACCATCTTTGGATTCTTGATATCTCCTATCACCTTTAAAATAATCACCAGGGAATTCCATTATTGTCGCCCCATAAACCATTGGTGTACCAACTTTGGCATTTTTAGAAGATGCGTCATTTGGAACTATTGCTAAAAATACATAATCAAGATTTTTAGTTTGATTAGGTGCTGCATCAGATTTTTTAATCAATTCAAATTTTTCTGTTGTAAGATTAATATTATCGATATAGTCCTCATCTACAATTTCATCCGTTTTAATATTATATTTAAAATCATATAAAACACCATTCAATGGTTGAATTGGTTCAATATTCCCCTTTTTATTCAAGGAAACTTGATATAGTTTACCGTCAATAATTTTTAAATTTATACCGGTAACACCTATAGTATAATAAGAGTTATCTTCTTCTTGTTCTTGAAGAACTCTTTTGACTAAATTGTATAATTCTGATTCAGTTAGTTTTATAATTTTTTTTCCCATAATTTTATAAATTAGAATAATATCTTTCTTTTAATGAAAGATTTTTATCTGTGTGTTTTGTTTGAAAATCAAATAGTTTTTGGATATAACCATTTCGTCTTAAAACTTTAAAAACCAAATTTTCATTTGAAAATTCACCCCCATCTTCTAAACCTCGTGTTCTGTATTTTTTAAGTTTATCTTTAAATTTATTTATTATGTTTTTTGAACTTTCCAATGAATCCTCATCTTCGGCATCATTAATAACATCATCAATCATTTTCATCCACTCTTCGGATTTACGTTTAATTGATGTTGTATCAATATCAACGTCTTGGTTTTTTGGTTTGGTTATCCATTCATCAAATAATACCGAATACTCACCACTACTAGTGTGAGGTTCACTTGTATCTTGAACATACAACTCAACATCATAACCAAAAATGGTAATATTGTGTTTATCGTTAAATAATGTTTTTTTTAATCTGAATAGTTCTTCGTATAATGGTAATTCTTTTTCAGAAAATTGTTTAAAATCTACAAGAATATGTAAATCAACATCAGAATATTTTGACCAATTGTAGTTTGCCAATGACCCGGTCATAACAATATCGTCCACAACCATATCTACACCAATAAAATCTATGAACTCGTAAGCAATTTGCAACAAACGTTCCCTAACCTTTGGCACCATAACTTCATCCTGTCCTTTTGGGTCGGACATATATCGTTCATTAGGTAGTTCCCAAATTTTAGGATTTAATTCATCTTGTAGATGAAAACTTGATAATATACTTTTTAAGTTACTCATTAACAATAAATACTCAAAAATGTATAATTGTTAAACTTTTTTGTATTTGAATTTTTTTGAGATATCTGTGGTGAAGAATTTACCTTGAGATTCCGCCATTCTGAATTTAGTATATACATTGTGTGGAACATCATCATATTCATATCTTGTACCATTTTTAAATTCAGCAATCATTTTTTTAGTTGCCGTATCGTATTCTGTTTTTACGATATTTGTTGATTCAATCTCGTTAATGATTCTAGTCCCGTCTATTGTTTCTTTTTTTACCGCCATTTTCCAAAGGTGTTTTTAAGTCGATTATTTTTAATTTATCCATAAGATAATCACTAAACTCATTATGGTCAACATCACTGAAGAAACTTTTTATTTCATGAAACACATTATTTCTTAAATCAGAAAATTTTTGAAAATTTCTCATAATATCATTCGGGTAATATGGGGGGCTTTTTAAATCCTCTTCAGTCCATCCCTCACGTTGGAAAGCCTTACGTAAATTGTAATAGGTCTCAGCTAACTCATTATCAACACCTAACGTGTCAATATATTTCATCCAATGTTTTTTAAGTGTCATACAAATAAATATATTTCAAATTTGTTTTGTACATTCAATAATTTGTATTACTTTTGTCGAACCATTTGAAATAATGGAATTAACCCTTATACTTAAATAAAACAATTAATTATGATAGAATCTATGGATGGTGGAAGTAATGGTGGAAACAAAGCAGTTAAGTCTGACTCATCAACTCCCGTATTAGACAATTTTAGTAGAGACCTTATTAAACTTGCCGAGGAAGGTAAACTTGACCCGGTAATTGGTAGAGAACGAGAGATTACTCGAATTGCACAAATCCTTTCACGTAGAAAGAAAAATAACCCAATCATTATTGGTGAACCTGGTTGTGGTAAAACAGCAATCGTTGAAGGTCTTGCCATTATGATTTACAATGGGGATTGTCCAAGAAACTTAATGGACAAAAGAATTGTGTCGTTAGATATGACATCAATTGTTGCCGGTACAAAATATCGTGGACAATTTGAAGAAAGAATGAAAGTCATTATCGAAGAACTTCAAAACGAACCTAACATCATTGTATTCATTGATGAAATCCACACAATCGTTGGTGCGGGAAATTCATCAGGTTCAATGGACGCATCAAATATCTTTAAACCGGCACTTGCCCGTGGTGAAATCCAATGTGTTGGAGCAACAACTTTGGATGAATACCGAAAAAACTTTGAGAAAGACGGAGCATTAGAAAGACGTTTTCAAAAAGTTGTGGTGGACGCGGCAACCAAAGAAGAAACATTAGTTATTCTTAATAACGCAAAAGATAAATACGAAAACTACCACAAGGTAAGTTATACTGAAGAAGTATTATCTGTATGTGTTGATTTAGCTGACCGTTATATCACCGATAGAGAGTTTCCTGATAAAGCATTTGACATCATTGATGAGGTTGGTGCGAGAAGTCAAGTTGAAATTAAAATGCCCGATTCAATTGAAAAATTGAAACAACAAGCGTCCGATATTAAACAAGAAAAAATCGATGTTGTTAAACAACAAAGATATGAGGAGGCGGCAAATCTACGTGATAAAGAAAAACGTATCTTAACCAAACTTGAAACTGAAAAGAAAAAGTTTGAAGAAGAACTTCTTACACACAAAAAAGAAATCACATTAGATTTAGTTTATGAAGTTGTGTCTAACATGACCAAAATCCCTGTAACCAAATTAAATGCTGATGAAACAAAACTATTATCCGATATGGAAACAAACCTATCCGATAAAGTTATTGGACAATCTGAAGCTGTTTCAAAGATTGCAAAATCAATCCGTAGAAATAGAATCGGAATCAAAGACCCGAACAAACCAATCGGTTCATTCATCTTCTTAGGTTCAACAGGTGTTGGTAAAACATACTTGGCAAAACAACTAGCAAAACAAATGTTTGGTAGTGAAGATAATATGATTCGTGTGGATATGTCCGAGTACCAAGAAAAACACACCATTTCAAGATTAATTGGAGCACCTCCGGGATACGTTGGATACGATGAAGGTGGACAATTAACCGAACAAGTGAAAAACAAACCTTATTCTGTAATTCTATTTGATGAAATTGAGAAAGCAAACAAAGATATCTTCTCAACACTTCTTCAAGTACTAGACGACGGTCACCTTACCGATGGTATGGGGAGAAAGATTAACTTCAAAAATTGTGTCATCATTATGACATCAAACGTAGGGGTTAAAAAATTACAGGAATTTGGTTCGGGTGTTGGATTCAAAACTGGTAATAGTTCTTACGCGGAAGAAGAATACAAACGTGAGACACTTAAAAAAGAACTTAAAAAATTCTTTACACCGGAGTTCTTAAACAGAATTGATGAGGTTGTTATCTTTAACTCATTAGCTAAAGATGATGTTAAGAAAATTGTTACTTTAGAGTTGAACAAACTATCTAAAAGATTAGTTGGTTTAAAATATGATATTACATTTGATGAGTCAATTTTAGAACTAATATCTGAGGTAGGTTTTGATGAGACATATGGTGCAAGACCAATCAAAAGAGCAATCCAAGATAAGATTGAGGATTTCGTATCTGAAGAGATTATCAAAGGAAATATGGTGGAGGGTGTTCCATACACCCTTGTATCCGTAGAGAAAGAAGTGGTGGTTAAAACCGAACCTACCAAAAAGACAAGAAAGAAAAAAGAGGACAATTAGTCCTCTTTTTTTTATTAAAATAATTTAAAATATTTACTATCAACCTTAAAAGGGTATTTCTTATTTCCTAACCCTTCAATCATCTTTTTACCAGTCTCTATTCCACTATAAACATCTTCAACAACAACATACTCATTTGGTGTGTGATAGTTGTAATAACCTATCGCAAAATTGATACAAGAGAAGTCAAAGATATTCTTTAACGCGTAAACATCGGTATATGGATGTGATTGATAATCGTGTCGACCTCTGAACCCTTCATTTAAAGCGTTATCACAAATATTGAAAAACTCACTATCTCTATCAAATAATTGAGTTCCCATACAATATTCTGAAACCATAACATTTCCGGGAGCATCAAACTGAATACCATAACCAACATTTGAAAAGAAATTTGGGTCGGCTTTTTTAGAACCGTGACAACCAGTTTCTTCAGACACAAAAAACGCCGCTTTCAGATTTGGTAATTCTTTTAATAATTCCAAACAGGCGAATATACCACATTTATCATCACCACCAATTCCTGTTGGATGCCCAAAATGATTATAGGCTTTTAACGATGGTTTAGGAATTTTTTGTTCATTTGGTAACATTTCCTCACGAATGATAATATTATCCAAAGAGTGCACCGTATCGGTATGAGCAATTACACAAGGGAAGTATTCAATAAATTCATCGGTTTGTTTGACCGCATAAATATTTTTATGTTCATCCATATTAAATGGAATCCCATTGTCTTCTAACCATTTGATTAGAAATTCAACCATAAGGTCTTCTTGATAAGTTTTTGTCGGGACTGACAATATTTCTTTTAATAATTCGTAATCTCTTTCCATTTTACAAATATAATAAAAAATTTTAAATTATTAAATATTTTATTATCTTATTCTTACAAAACCTTCAAATAACTCCGGTGAAACTAAAAAATTATTAAACTCTTCTTCAGTATAACTTCTATCCTCTAATCCATCACCATCTTTCTTAAACACTTGGACGATTATTTTATTGGTTGCCGGGTCAATTTTTCTAATAAAAAACTCTCTACCAGATTTGGTTTTATATCTGTTGTTAAGATGATAATTTTTAGTAATTTTATTGAATAAATTAGAGTATTCATACACATCAAGAAATTCATCAGAGTCTTCCAATTTCTCAAATATTTTGTCTAATTGACGTTCCACTGAATCATTGAATGCTTTTTCATCAAAATCACTACAATATATTTCCCATCTATTTTCATCCCATCCTCCAATATCACTATCTTGATGACCAATAACTGTAAGTACTTCTCTTAATGTTAATGTTTTATCACCAACATTATTATAAAATGATAATAAAATACCTACTGTTGTATAATATTCACTAAAACAATCTTGTCTAATTACACCATACTTAGAAAAATAATCACAAGAGTCACTTTCAATCCATTCTTTGGCAGCTCTATTTTTACAACTATTTTCCTCATCAGTCCAATCAGTAATTATATAATCAACTTCATTTGGAAACAGTTTTTCTAATAATTTACTTGACTCTTCTTTATCTTCATCAGTTTCTAATTTAGCGGTAGATGGACTAATAAGTCGAAGTATTTGTTTTAATTTACTTAAATTGTCGTCCGAAAATTGATATAAAAGATATCCTTCATTCCATTCATTATATCCGTGGTCATAATCAATAAAATTGGCTCCATCATAATAAGAAAACACAGATTCCGCAAAAGAAATATCGTATTCATCAAGGTCAAACAACTTTAAATAATCTTCAATATCGTCAAACCTAAGTTTAACCATACTTTTATTTGGATTTCTTTCATTATAAATAAATTTCCAAACAAGGTCGTCAGCTCTTTGCATTTGATTAGACGTTACTTTTTCTCCGTTTTTAACGGCCAATAGTAATTTGTAGATATCTGATTGACCCACAATATCCTCAACAACTGATTTAACCTCATCCGGTAAATCTGATTCAAATTCACGTTTATTTAATACTCTATGTCTTTGAACTTCACTACCATAATATTCTATTTTATTATCTTGTGTTTTATGAATAATTGATGTTTGAATAGGTTCTTTAGTTTTATCAATAATAAAGTAAGTATCACCTTCTTTAAATTGATTCCAACTATTTTTATATTCTTCCGGAGCGTAATATACAAATGAATCGTAGTCCAATGGGTCTACAACCATCCAATCTTCATTGTCTAATAATATGTTTTTTGCTCCGTGAAAGTCCTTTGTATCAGGCATTGATATTTATTTTAATATAAATATAAAAAAAGTTTGGTTTTTCCATTTTTTGTTTTATCTTTGTACCATAATAATAAGGGAGTAACTTGGATTTGATTAATAGTTTTAATTATTCGGGGCACGTAGTGAGAAGTTTCCTATCACTTAAATCTACGGAATACAAAAAGTAAACGGAAACGTTTTAGACAAAATGTCAGCAGTTGGATTAATCCGTGCTGAAGAAGTTGTTGTAGCCTAAGCGGAAACACAACACGGGGTCGACGGACAGGTGTACCTTGCAACAGAACTGTTTTACAAAGGTGTGGTTTCTACCCGAAAAGAAACAAGTGGAGGATTAGTTCTCAGTAAACCGAACCACTCTAAAAATAAGGGAATTGTGAAATTTCGGATTGTTAGCTTAAACAATGACCTAAACGTGTAGTCCTTAATAAGTAAGGTTTTTAAGACGGCGGTTCGAGTCCGCCTACTTCCACTTCTAAACAAAAACCCATCATATGATGGGTTTTTTATTTTTAACTATTAAATCACAAAATTCAAGCATTTGTTCGTGAGACATTGTATTTTTTGCAAGGTTTGACGCTATTGAAATAAATTGTAAATTACCTTTAATATATCCTTTATCCGATTTAATTCTATCAATTGATGCCGTATATAACGGATTATTCACACCCTTACTTTTAGGTAATTGTAATTCAACTCCGGTATAAACACATATATTTTGATTATCCCAAATTTCTTTTAAATATTCTAAATCAACATCATAATCGTGATATTTATTTTTAATTCTCCGTAAAAAAGAACGTAATCCTGTAAAATTATCCCGAGAATTATTAGAGTGTTTAGAAATATCGTAATTATTTTTTCTATCTCCAAAATTTTTTATGTTATTTTTACCAACGCAAGTTCTAGAACAAAAATTTTGTCTACTTAATTTATTATTCCTATTAATTTCTGTTAATGGTTTTTCAAATTTAACACCACAATTATCACAGATACATTCACCCATTTTTCTTTTTGATTTATTTTTACTCATAATATCTTTTATATATAAATAGTGTGGAGATGGTAAAAGTTAGTGGAGGTGAATAAAAACTTATCTTTCATATCACCTACGTCAGTTTAAAACTCACATTCCAACTACAAAACATAAAAAAACCACCCGGAGGTGGTTTGGTATCAGTTCAAATGTTTATTTTTTTAATCTTGAAGTAAATCCTTTTTAACAGGTTTACTTAATTTATTTACTAGTTTATCTAATCTTGAATCCATTTGTTGATATACCTCGTCAAAATTTCTTGAGGTGTCATCCATTCTTGAATTAATATGTCTATTAAGGTCTTCGTATAATTTATTTGTTCTTTCAATTTCACCATCTATACGACGATGAATACTAAGGTCAATCTCTCTGATTACTTCTTCTTGAGATTTAACCAATCTTTTCAATTTTTTGATGTCTGAATACATCCTAACCATAACTATAACTCCCAGTATCCCGAGAACCATAACCATACCTAAAAAAATTCCTATAATCATAATTTCTGTGTTTTTTTAATTTGTTTATTTTTGAACTGATATTTTATTTTTTAATTCCATCACTCCAAAAATAACCTTCACCATATGAAGTACATATTTCTTCACCGGGTTGGATTGTTTGTAAAGCGTAAAATTGGAAAGCACGTTTTGTTGGATGATTTCTCCACATGGCGTTATTATTATCCGAATGGTTATAAATACATCCATACCCTAATGGTATAACATATTCAGTCCAATTAGGGCCTTGTGGATAACAAAATCTATAATCGTCAAGTAATCTTGATTTTTCCCACTTTTTTGTAGGTAGTGTTACTAAATGACATTCTTCTATGACTTCACCTTTTTCAATAACGTCAATAGCAAATACCCCCATTCCTTTTCCTGGTGAGGGTTTAATTTCTATTTTGGTTGGTATTAACAAATTCATAAGTAAATTATAATAAAAAAAGAGACTATTTCAAGTCTCTTTTCATATCTCGTTCAATATCCCGAGATTTAATACTATCTCGTTTATCATAAAGTTTTTTACCTTTAGCCAAGGCAATCTCAACTTTAATTAAACCTTTATCGTTCAGGAACAATCGGTATGGAATAATGGTTAACCCATTAGTAAGTTGATTCTCCAAATTGTTCAATTCTTTTCGTTTAAGTAAAAGTTTTCTGTCTCTAGTTGCATCGTGAGAAGAACCAAACCCATAATCGGATATATTCATTCCCTTAACAAATAACTCTCCATTATTGAAATAACAATAACCCTCAGAGATGGACGCTTTACCATTCCGAATTGATTTCACTTCAGAACCTACTAGTTGGATTCCACAAGTTTCTGTTTGAAGAAACTCGTACTCAAACTTTGCTTTCTTATTAACTATACTAACCGATTTTTTCATCTTTTATAATTTTGGTAAAAACCCAATTTATCTCCCATTTACCCCAATAATGTTGGTAATTCCATCCATCGTCAAACTCTAAATAACGGTCTTTTACTTTTTGTTCTTGAATTGTAACATACTTGAACCATTTACCAGTCCAATGAAAATCACCATTATCACCACTAACAATAATAAATGGTAGAATTGACAAAACCTTTCTCTCACGGAACTCATCCGTGTATTTTCTTTCCCAATTTTCTGTGATTAATTTTTTCATAGGACAAAGATAATAAAAAAATTAATATAAACAAAAAAAGGTGTCACATTTCTGTAACACCTTTTTGGCTAATACGATGAGAATACTCGTCTTATTGAGAATCTTTGGAAGGATTATTGTTTCCCTTCGTTTCCACCATCTTTTGAATGGTAATCCTCATTGCCGATTAGTTAGACCAATCACTCCTTACGATATCATCTACTCTCTCATTAATCAACTCTCTTCAATCTTGCGAACTGACTCAGGATTCGACTCCTTAGAGGTTTTTGGTAAGAATACATTCAGACTTGCGGTCATCCTGTGCAACGAACAGCTCGTTACTAAGTAGGCAACTTGTCAATGACATCGGACAGACACTTTTGCTTTTATATCTATGTTAGTATAATTTTTACGTTACCTATGTAAAGTTATAAAAAATGTGTCGTGGATTTGTCCAAGTAGAGGTCT